ATCCATCCCGCAGTGCTGGCAGGAAAGCGTACTAACGGCCTGCAATAGTCTTTTGCTTCTGAACATAGGGCCTCAGTTGATCCTTCCTGGCGTCCGACAATCGGTTGATGTAGTCACCTTGTACTTTCTTTGTCTGAGACAGATACCACTTTGCCTCGCACCACAGCGCGTACTCCAGAGACTGCAAGCCCACCTCTGTTCCGTCTGGCAGAACGATTATTCGGGCTGAAGCATGGCGTTTTCTGCACGCATGACATTCATATCGTCTGTCCAGATCAGACCTCTCTCCGTCGCCCATTGCAACACCTGTTCAACATATGTTGAGAAATCAGCCTTGTTGAGACTCGCAGTCGACGCCTGCTGCTCTACTAGCTGACCGTTTGGCAACTCCAGCATCCTGGTCGGCAGGAATAGTTGTTTGAAATACTCGTGCCACACATCCCGCGAGTGTTCTTTCCCTGGACGGATCTGATCGCTAATGGCGGATAAGCAGGCCCAGTAGAATGCGTTTTGAGCGTTTGTACGGCTGGATGGCTCTATACGTACCACCATGCCTAGTTTGACGTTTCTGAGGGCCTCTAAAGCCTGTTTGCGGGCACTCTCGTTGATTAGCAGAAAGATCACCGTTGCTCCTGTTTAGTCTAAAAATCCAAGCTGCTCTGGTTTTTTTGGTTCGTCATCAAAAAGGCGAGGTTGAGATACAGCCTGCTCAATCCGCTTGCAAGCAATGTCGAAATACTTTTGCTCCCGTTCGATACCGATGAACTGACGGCCTAGTCGGATGGCCGCAACGCCAGTCGTTCCAGAACCCATAAACGGGTCAAGCGTTATGGCGGCTGGCTTTACCCACTGGTCGATGACATGCGACACCTGATCCAGAGGCCTGGGGCATGGGTGTCCACGCTCTAGGCTGTTTGCCTGGCCAATAACCGGCGCGGTGTTGGCGATGTGGAAGTCACGGGTGGCTGTTCCTGCCGACCAAGGTTTTTCCCCGTCAATCCACCAGACCACCACTGGATCAAATGCGTGCTGCATCGCAGTAGGACGAATCTGCACGAAATTTTTTGCTGCAACGAACAACCGCCAATCTCTTGGGAATCGTTCAGCAAGCGACCGCATGTGAGTGCCTGACTGCCAAACAAAGACAGGAGCGCCAGGCGTGCATTTCGATTCGCAAGCCTCAAGGATCGCCATGAGCCAGCGGTCGTAGCCGCCCTCGTAGGCTTCTGGACGATCGTCGTGGCTTTCGTACTTGAACCCGACCCCATACGGCGGATCGGTGATAACGGCATCTACTATTGGAAGTGTCGGCAGAATTTCTCTGCAATCACCTAGATAAAGCGTAGCGTCACCAATCTTTTCGATCACAGCTCGACCTCCTTAAGTTGCCACCGATTACCTTCCTTGAACCACCCGTGTAAAACGACCTTCCACCCTGACCGCAGCATTTCCGGGTAAGCCTCGGCTTCCTCGATCTTGTGCTTGCGAGCTGACAAGTTAGATTTGCTTGTCACCTGGACAGCCACCGTCTCACCGTTGCCGATGGCCAATAAGTCGATACAGCCGAACAGGTCGTGCCTTGTCTTTGTGAACGCGTTCCATCGCTCAACAGGAGCCACTTGATACCCGCGCTCACGCAGCAGGGCCATTGATCTTGCCGTTAAGTTCATTGAAAAATTCCGGTTTCAGTTGAGACGCCAACACCTGCCCGCCCGTCATCTCCTCTATCTGCAAGGCCCTCTTGAGAGGGATTGATTGACTCCACTGGTAGATCGAGTACCGAGATACACCGAGCCTTTTAGCAGCCTCGTTCGTGCCGCCCAGCATCGCTATTGCCAGCTTCAAGTAAGGATTCATCGCTCCTCCAAAAATGCTAGAATACTACACATTGCTACTAAGCTGCAATAGAGAAAAGCTAATGATGCTGTAAAATCTATAAAAATATTTTCCTTGTCAGACACATCTCAAACCTGCACAATGGCTTCACCAACACGGGAGATTGACATGTACGAGGAACCGATTCTTGATGACGCTGAAGTGTTTTTCTGGTCTGGCGCTGAGCAGGAAATGTGGGACGCAGCTCGGAAAACAGCATTGGACGAGTATCAGTCCATGCCGCAGTCCGAGTTTGCCGACTATATGTATGACAACCTGGGTGACCGTTACCTGAACGTCCAAAATCAGATTGAGGACGCTATCCGTCGCAACCCGTCTGAAGTCATCTGGATTGCAGACAACCTGCGTGATCTGTATGTCGAGCACCGTGCAGAAGCAATTGTTAACGAGTTTTATAAAAAGCAGGGGTGGAAGTGAAAGCGATCTTGCAAACCGCTGTATTCGTAGCGTTTGGAGTCATGCTAGGGATTACCCTAGTAGACATGTCAGTGGGAGAAGTATCAACTATCGGGAGGCTTTTTTGGGATCTATTTTGAGTCCTGAGTTTGTGTGGACGCCAGCAGCAGCAACAAACGTCCTAAACACGTTCAAGAGGCACGGCTGGGTGCCTCCATCAGAGCAGCAACAGTACGTCAACAAGTGGCAATCATTCAGAGGGAACTATGCAACAGATAGCAACAGCGTTAGTGAAGGCACAGAGAGCATTCGGCCCAGCTCTCAAGTCATCAACAAACCCGCACTTTAAGTCTCGATACGCCGATCTCGCAGCAGTTGTTGAAGCAGTAATCGACGCACTCAACATCAACGGTATCGCGCTCATCCAGCAGACGCATGAGTGCCAGGACGGGGTGATTGTTGAAACAGTGTTTGTACACGAGTCAGGCGAGACTTACTCAGCAGGAAAACTGCATGTCCCTGCCAGCAAACACGACCCACAGGGCTATGGCTCGGCGCTTAGTTACGCTCGCAGGTATAGCCTTATGACCGCCTGCGCGGTAGCCCCAGAGGACGACGACGGCAATGCTGCAAGCAAACACGATCCAAAACCCATGTTGGATGCTATGTACGCCGCAGCGTCTATGGAGGATCTCAAAACAGCCTACGCACAGGCTTACAAAGTCTTTCAAAACAACAAGTCAGCACTCGCCATGCTGGAATCAGCTAAAAACGACAGGAAAGCTCAACTGATGGAGCTGAACAATGCTAAATAGCCCGTGGCCATTTATGCCAATGTCTCGCACGACAGACCCGGAGACAAGTAAAAATGCAATGACTCCCCAGCGTGCAGAGACGATTGCAATGAAGGTTCTTAAACGCTTGCATGACACGCCTAACCAAACGTGCCAAGAGATCGCTGACAGCATGCCGGAGGTTCTGTATCGGTCGATTTCACCCAGGCTCATCCAACTGGAGAGAAAAGGGTTTATCCAGCGTGCAGGCGCCAAACTGATTAACGGTAAACCCATGTTGTCCTACAGCATCACACAAACAGGAGTCGAAAAATGTTCCCGGAACTAAAACAGTATGTTCGCAAAGTTGATTGGAAACTGCCCTATCAAAAGATCGGTGACAACAAAGCTTTGGACGACGCCATTGCATCTATCAAGAAAGCAAAACCACATCTGTTTTGGCAGGAACATGAGCTTCACCAGCGCAGGTTCTACGATCAACCAATCTGGCGATACCCAATGAAATCCTTTGTGCGAGCGTATAAAAAATGAATCAGCGCACAGATGAGTGGTTCCAAGCGCGGTTAGGGCATGTCACAGCATCCAGGGTATCGGACGCCATTGCAGGCAAAGACACGGCTACAAGACGCAATTACATGGTTCAGTTGATAGCCGAGAGACTTACTGGCCAGCAACAGGAGTCGTTTACCAACGCCGCTATGCAATGGGGCACCGAAACGGAGCCTCTCGCCCGCGCTGCGTATCAGGCTGAGCACGATCTGGTAGAGGAGGTTGGCTTTATAAAGCATCCGTCTATAGAGTGGTTTGGAGCGTCTCCAGACGGCGTTGTTGGTGAGGGTCTGATCGAGATCAAGTGCCCCAACACCACCACCCACCTAGACTGGATTCTGGCTAAGAAAGTTCCTGCCAAACATCAACCACAGATGATGGCTCAACTCGCAGTGACAGGGAAAAAATGGTGCGATTTTGTGAGTTTCGATCCACGCCTACCGGAGCATTTGCGCTTGTTCGTCGTCAGGTTCCAACCAACACAGGAGGCTATAACCGACCTGGAAAACAAAGTCCGCGACTTCTTGAACGAAACCCAAACAGCAATCAGCAAACTGGAACAAAAATGATCAAATACGAAATATCAGCAGCAATCGGCAAGTACACAAAAGATGGAGAAGAAAAAACACGCTGGGCCAAGATTGGAACGGTAATGGAGACTAAATCAGGAAAGCTCGCCATTAAGCTCGACACGATCCCGGTCAACTGGGATGGCTGGGCTAGTTTGATGGAACCTCGCCCGAGGGATGATCTGCAATTTTAAGAGCAAGTTTCTCGCTCTCAATAACACGCCTCTCCCAGCCTCGGCCATACGTCTCCCAGGTTGGGAGAGACTTCATATAAGCTAAACGACGCGCACATAGGTCTTTTATCAACTGGTCAACAGGTTGAGCCTCTACAGCCTGCAAAGTCATGCGACCTATAGCACCATCCGGGTTGGCCCCGACAGCCTCTTGTAGGAGCTTTGCAGCCCTACCAGGCCCACTGTTGACGCACGTATCAAACACAATGTAGTCAACACCAGCAGGCAGATCGTCAGCCTTAACAGCGTCCCAGTACCGTCTCTTGTAGAACCCGTTCACCAGATCAGGCGTAAGTGCCTTCATCTCATCGTGAGTCACCTGCCTACCGAGATAACCCTCCCAGGCTTTCTGCGTGACACCGAGGTTTGTACAGCCTTTACGACCGTCTGGCAGTTGATTACCAGGGTCACGCTCGTCATCAGTGAAACCACCCTCGTGAGCAATCATCTGCTTGAAAGCAAAGTCCCAGTTCTTGTTCATTTGGAACCCTTTGCAAAGATTTTTTCAGCAGTACGGCCACCAAAGTACGCGAGCATGATAAGTTGGCCCCACTCGCCCAGCAGCTTGACGTAAGACTCGTTCACACTCCAACCAAATGCTGAAGCAGAGGCAAACACAAAATATGCCCCCAGAATCGCTATAAGCGTCATAGGACGTATATTTTTAGACAGCCATGAGTCACTACCCATGTCTGCCTTCCAACGGTCTGTGACGTTTTGCTGCTCTGCCTTAAACAGTTCGGTTTCGTTTGCCAGCTTTGCAAGTTCGCCCGACTGCTGTAGCTGAGCAAGCTCTGCTTGAGCCTTTGCTTTGGCTTCAGGGTCAGGGATGACTTTATCGAGCACCTTGCCAGCAAACGGCAATAACGCACTAAGCACTGGCAGCATCATTCTTCCCCAGCATGTTAGCTACAGCTTTTGCACCCTGCCTGCCAGCAATACCACCGACGGCACCGATAGACAACATCATTACATCTTTCAGAATCGATAGAAATTTTTCATCGATAGGGCTGATGTTCTCCATGTCATGCTCTACAAATAGAACCCCGAGAATGATCGACACGACAGACACAACCAGAATAAACGTGAGCGATAGAGCAATGAT